AAAGCACGCGAAGAACTTCTCATCGCGTAGCCGGCGCACCAGCGGCGCAAAAACCGACTGAATCTTTGACGCGGGACCGCCAGACTGGACATCCTGCGAGTATTGGCCGGTGATCAGCTTGGACATAGGCACCAGGCCCAACTCGCTGACGATCATCACGTCACCGCCGAACGGCGTGAAATAGGCACCGTGCTTGGGCACTGGTCCGACGTACCAGACGCCCTTCAGTCCAAACGTCGACGCGCTGGTCGGGTCAGTCCCTTCCCAGACGCCGACATCGCCCTCGGTGCCAACTACAACTAGGTAGTCGTCAATGCCGAACCCGGCATCAACGGTCCAGTTGATTAGCGCAGAGACATAGCCACCGTTGCGCAGCGTTGATCCCATCGGGAAGAACGTCGCGCCGCCAGTGATTGCGTTGACCGTGTCCAGATACATCACCTGCGAGTCTTCTTCAAACGTGAACCAGATGCGCTGCTTCCACACGGCCACCGTGCGCACGTTTGTTGGCATGACAGAACCACCGCCAGGCGGGTGCACTGCATGCGTCTGATCAACCCACCCAGTCGTCGTGCTGTACGTCCAGTACCCGGCGCCAGGCGACACGGCCAGCAGGAACGTATCTGCCGGCGTGGAGAACTGCGTCGTCCACCACTCGTCGTCGTTGCTGCCAGTACCAGTCACGGCCACTACTGGCGCGCCGCCAGCAGTCACGTCGTAAATGTTCCCGGCGGTTGCCATGAACACTTTGTCGTCATTGGGATTCGGCGCCCGATACCCAAACACAGACTCCACCGACTGCGCAACGCCGCCAACCGTGACGGCATCCGAATACGCCTGGTATCCGCGGCGAAGTTCAACCCCTTGCTGCTTGGGAATGAAGTTGGTCAGAACCAGCGCATCTGCTGGCGACATTGCGCTGATCGGATCACGCCAGTTCAGGCCGCCCGTTGGCGCCGGCACAACGTAAGGCTGCGCGACGGTAGCGGCGGCCGCCTTTCGCGGCGTCTTGAAAGGGGCAAGCTTGACCAGTGGCATGCTCAAGCCCCATAACCAGTGTCAGGCGTCGACACCAACGGATTGATGTACGGGAACCTGAAATCGCGAATCATTGACAGCACAGGCGCGCCTTTCTCAGCACCCTTGCGATTCTCAAACGCGATCTGGAAATCGCGCATCGCAGCCGCGCTATCAAGACCCTTCATCTCCAACCACTTAACGCGTGTGTACAGCGTGATCAACGTGGCATCGAGCAACGCGATGTCGCCGTTCTTGGTGATGCGGTTCTTGTACAGCGTCGGGTCATCCTGATCCTTGACCCACGCTTGCGACAAGTAGAAAAAATTCATCGTCTGCGGCGCGTCAGGAGGCGCCAAGACGTACAGCAAGTTATCGCGAACTTGCCAATAGAACGACAGTGTCGGCAGCGTCGTGCGGATCAGAAGTTGCTGCCACATCTGCGGCGACACCGGACCCAATGACGGGAACTGCGTCGTCGCGTTCCAGTTGGTCTGATCAATCCAGTCGAAGAAGTCTTCCGGCAGCGCGTAGCCTTTCTCGAGCTGCCCGCTAGTGTCAGCCTGAATCGCGACCTGGTAGTTCTTGATTAGCTCCTGCCAGTCGTACATTGTGAGCAGTTCAATGCCGGCCATGTTGGCCGCTTGCACCATCTGCTGAACGGCAGGATCTTCAGAACCAGCAGGATCGGATGGGACGGGGAAGGCCACCATCGAGGCCACGTTTTGAACAATGGCACTTAACGTGGACTCGTTGACGATTTGAAAGGCCATCCCCGCAACTCCAATCAGTCAGCGTCTGCCGTCGCTGCTTTCTTGCTCAACTTGCCAAGTTGCGCCTGCATTGCGTCAATCCGACTATTCAACTGCTCAATCGTCGCATCACGCTCTTGCAGTGCGGCGTTCATCTTCTCGATCGGGGCATTGTTGGCCGCGACTTCCATGAACGCCTTAGCACGCGCCTTGTCGCCCTGAAATCCCATGAACTTCTGCCCCAAGTTGTCTGCCGCCTCGGCCAGTTGCTCAATGGTCGTGATCTTGAAGAACCGATACTCTTCGACCTTGCCAGGCGTCATGCCAGGCATTGCCGTCAACGGCGTGCCGCTGACTGCCTCTTCCTGACCAGCCTTCCACTTGTTGTAGCGTTCAGCGAACCGCTCTGCATCCATCGCGGTCACAGGACGCTCAATCACGCTGGACTTGTCACCCGGCGTGTGGATGCGGATGTAATCAATCTCGTCATAGATCGCGCGACCAGCGTCTCGAGATTTGGCATCGTGCTGCATCGGCTTGCGATAGAACTCAACGTAAAGCCGATTGTCATACGCATACCGCGACTCATCAGGTCGCGGTACCGGGATCTCAGGAAATACAGTGGGTGTCGTGGGTTGCATGAAATTATCCTTTTATGAATTAAACGCCGACGCCGTCGCCGTATTCGACTTTCAGGTCTGTGCCTGGTGAGCCGCCGATACGACTGCCGCTGATGCTTGCGCCATCCGCGCCAGTAAGGCCGATACCCTCGCAAACGGAACCAGTTGACTGGCTGGCTGCGGTGTCAACAATCGCGGGGGCGGTCGCAGAAACTGCGGCACCATAAGTGATTGCCATGATAAAACTCCTTCAAAAAACCCGAGGGAGTGGGCCAGCCCAACCCTCGGGAAAGGCTGACCCACGACGGTCCACCAAAATCAGTTCTGCATGCGGCCCTGGAACTGAGCACCGGACGCGCAAAGATTGCCCGCCCATGCCAGGATTTGAACTTCCGCATCCTGGTTGATTGCATACCGACGATTCGGCGACAGCGGGACCATGTTGCGGTCCTTGTGCGGGCGCCATTTCAGGTACTTGGTGTTCAGGAAGAAGCCGGTGTTTGCCGGGCAGTAGCCACCAATGCCGCCATCCAGAACCACGTCAGCGTCCATGAATTTAATGGACGGGAAGCCGAGGTTGCCGGTGTCGGGGCTGGTGAAACGCTGCTGCGCCTGGAGCGAGGCCAGATACAGCGACCAGTAGTTGGTGTCCATGACGATCAGATCGACACGGTCAGAACCACGGGTAGTCTGCGCCCACAGGTTGTTCATGCCAGCCTGGATGTTGCCAGAGGTCGCATTGCCGCCGGTGGCGGTGCTGAAGTCATACAACTTGGACCGCCAGAACGTCCACGTTGCCCGATCGATGCCTCCGTACGTGCCAGTGGTCGGGTCGCTCGGAACCGCAGCGTTAAGACCAGTCACCTCTTTGCCGCCCGAGCCGGTGCCGTCCGAATAGATCGAGGCAGACAGGTTGTTCGCCATCGTCGATTCGGCAACATTCAGCCGAGCTTCCAGCAGGTCAATGAACTGCTCTTTGCCGCTGTTCTGCAACATCTCCAGGCCGCTCATAACGACCGGGACAGCGTACTGCTTGATCTGAAACTCGGCAGCCGAGATCACGTCCTGTGCAGCGACCGGCAGGAGGTCATACCCGCTGTAGAAGCCGCCGTTTGCATTCTCAGCAAACGAAAGCTCTTCCAGGATGGTGTTACCGCCCGAGATCGTGCGGACGTTGCCGCGCTGGTTCAGTTTCGCCAGGATGGCGTTGTTTTTGGTGACGTTGTCCGCGATTTGACGCGAACGATTCTGGATCGTCGTTGCGACGATGTCCGATACATTCGGAAATGCCATGATGAAAACTCCATCTGAGTGTTGGCTACGGGCTTGCGCCCACCTAGTTCAGATGCGCCTACAGACCTATGACAGTCCGGTCTTGTCGTAGGTGGGACGCCCTTGCGGCGTCTCCTGCGAGCTTTCGGTGGCTGGCTGGTGCTACGGCACACCAAAGGCAAGTTACCCTGCCCTTGATGTAATTATAACCACATTATCTTGCGGTTTGGACAATCGCCGCTTCAATTGCCGCGCGAACATTTGTCGGGTCTTGTTTTAAGCCGCCAACCGGCGCCCCGCCCGACACACTGACCGCCGCCGATCGCGCCCGCTGCGCGGCCTGTGTCTGCTGCTGCGCGCCTTGATTCTTGGCCCGTTGCGAGATCACCGTGCGCACGTTATCGTTCAGCATGCACGCCTTCTTGTAAGCGTCGAGTAAGGAAATGTTCTGCCCGCGTCGGCTGGCAGACTCAATGATGTCGGCCATCTCTTCACGCACGTCATTGCCGAACTCAGCGCGCTCAAGGAACGTATTGACCTCGTTCTGAGCCTGCTGCGTGACCCGCTGCTCCTGAGCCTGCTGGGCCTGCTGGAACTGGTTGAACATTTGCTGCATCGGTGCCAGGCGCTGATTGATCACCTGATCAAGCGCGGCCTGCTGGGGGTCCATTGCCGGAACCTGGCCCACCAGGGCGCTGTCCAGCATCTCAATAAATCCCTTGCCAAACCGACCCACGCCGTACTGGTTAATCAGCCCAGAGACAAGCTGCGCAAGCTCCGGTGCCGTGCCGGTCCGCAAACGCGCCGCGGTGCTCATCAGGTTGTCGATTGCCTGCAAGGCGTTGCTGTTCTCGGCGCGGATAAAGCCCTCATACGGGGCGATCGTCTTCATTACCGCGTCGTAGCCCTTGCGAGCCTCAGCAGACTCCTGCAAGACCCGGTTACGCTCGACCTCAAGGCGTTGCACCTCGGCCCTAACAGGCTCAGGCAGTTGCGCCCAGTGCTCGCGCACGTCAGGCCGCCAGGATGCCGGCGCCCTCTCGCTATTCTGCTTTGGCCCCGGCTTTGGACCAGGCTGGATTTCGTCGGACTCTTTTTCCTTGGCTTTGAACCTGCCCTGCTCATCACGGGTTGGGCCGGCCTCCGGTTTGGCGTCCTCAGCCAGCGCGTTCAGGTCTTGCTGTGGTTCTGCTGGTGCGCTTTCTGCTGCTGGTTCTGCGGCAGCAACTGGTTCCGGTGCTGGTTCCGGCGTGCTGACCGGCTCATTGACGACTTCCGGTTCTGAAGAGTCAAACGCGGCCTCGATCTGGTCGCGCATTGTCGTGGGTT